CAAGCAAGAAGAAGACGTGCAGCATCAAAACGAAGGCAAGCCACAGTGACGATGCTACGTCAAATAGGAGAAAAGAAGGGTGTGGATACCGTATTGACACTAAATCCGGTTATCCCAACTACAAATACAAACGGTAGTATATTTGTTGCGAATCTAGTCGCGCCAGGCACAGGCAGTTATAACAGAGTAGGACGTAAAATTCATTTGCAGTCCCTCCGTATTAGAGCGATTGCTCAACATCAGGCAGCATTTGACGCCACCACCGCAAATATAGAAAGTAATACACTGAGGATGGCGGTCGTCTGGGATAAGCAACCATCTGGTACAACCCCACCGTTTGATGATATATTTGGATATACACTTCAAAACGGTACTGAGGCAACCCAAATATTGAATCCAATTAGATATGATAATATGGATAGATTTCAAATACTACGTGACGTAGTTATTGACTTTAGTCCAGCTGCAACACCAGCGGTAGCAGCAACTGGTACTGAAAATTATATAGTGACCAGTGCCAGTATAGATGAATACGTCAATCTTGGTGGTAGAGAAGTAGTATATTCTGGGCAGTCTTCGCCATGTACTATCGCAGATATTAGTTCAGGTGGATTGTACATAGTATTTAGAGCAGACTCACAAGTAAATGGTGTTAACAATATTCTGATTTCATCAGAATCATCTTGTAGATTGAGATATACAGATTAAATAAAAATTTATTAACTAAAAAATTGCCCATCTTTCCAATGTCCTCCAATTTTTTCAGTCTGAATCCAGTCCGGTAGGGCTGGTGCTTCGTCAATGTCAGCAAGGTCGTCTTCAGGGTCCATCCAAACACGTATTGGATCTAACTGTGTGAATCTGTAGAAGTTCCACCTAGTTAGAAAGGCTTCATATGCCTTATTACCAACGGTATTAGGGTATACTTCGTGAGGAGCATAGTTACTAACGACTATCACCAACAAGTTGTCAGTCTTGACGGTCTTGTGGTATCGAGTGGAACCATCGGTGGTAGCACCACCACCAGTCAGGTTGTTCATGAGAGTCAACTGAGCACTACCAGGAGAGAACTCCTCAAAAACCATGCAGTCAAAGCAACCATCTTGATATCCCTCCAATGGCTGCTTGCTAGCCATTGTATACACCCTTTTCCTCCTTTTTAACTGTTCGATTAGAACAGTCTTACCAACACCAGTCTCAGTAGAGATATAGATATGTCTCTGCCTGTGTTGTCTGACATTATTGAATTGATGGCAGAGATCCTCGTACAACTCCCTGGATTGATCGAGATCTGGCATTTCAGGAGAAATGTGTTCATCGAGTTTGTATTTCAACTCGATATCTTTAAGAGCGAGGAGCTTTAGCTCAGAGATAAGTTCTTTAGTAGCCCCCAAACGGAATCCAATATAGCCTCTATAGTCACTCACAAGAAGGTCTCCCAAATCGGCACCGCATTTGATGAGATCAACGATCTCGTTAGTCTTAGGATTTTTCTTCTTATCCTTAGCTTCTAGCCATGCTTCTATAGAAGTACCAAGACCTTCGAAGACATAGTCTCCATCCTTCACAACGTACCTCACAGCTTGCTCTTCCCGTCCCTTCATAACTCTATAGTCACCGTGTTTACCACCAATAGCATCCAGAGCACTGTGAGATAGCTTCATTTTCTTTTTGAATTTGATAGCGACGTGCAGATGCACACCAATATCGTCAGCATGATTCTCTTCAGAGACGACTATCCACTCAATATTCTCACCGTATTTAGCCTTGAACCGACTTAGCACAGTATTTTTGTCGGTATCATTTTGAGGGTAGGTGACGAATAGCCTAGTAGCCAGGAATTGTGGAGACTTTTTCAGCGTACCATATATATCTTCAGTGTCAGTCATCTTCGTTCTTGTTTGGTTATTTGTTTTTAAGTGTTCCCCGGAAAACCACGTCATCTGGAATTGCCCAGCAATTCCCCCGAAGAAATCCGAATTCAGAAATCTCCCGAAGAAAACCCCCGATAATAAAATCATTTGTTTAAAAAAACAAAACAACAACAACAGTCAATGGATAACAATGGACACTCTCTCTCTGCTAATGCTGCTCTTGATAGAAATCTACTCTATGCTGATGAAGAACTCGACTCCTCAGAGACCTGGTCAATGGAAGAGGATCTATCACTTGACGATCTCGCTGAGTTCCTTGCTGAGGACTGTGAACAGGATGGGTGCCCTGGTTGCTATAATTGCATGCCAGACGCTAACTATGAGCTCATGGATGATGACTATTGGCAAGCTCTTGCTCATGCTATGCTTTCTGACTCGACTCCTTCTCCTCCAGAAGATAACAACACCTTGGAGTGTCCACCTGCACCTAGTAAATCTTCCTTCAATGTCTGGACAAACGACTGGGACTACCCTTCCTCCCCGACACCGATTGTTCGTGCCAACGCATCAGCGAACCTCGCGGTTTCGTCCGAAATCGCAATCCCCATGGAAAGAAGAGTTGCAAAACGTCCTAGACCAGATCCTCAAGGTTTCTCCGAAAAAGAGCCAGTGAAACTTCGCCGAATTGAGTGATAAATAAAAAACTTATTCCATAAAATAATTAAAAATTTGGTCAAAAATTTTGGAGGGGACCGGGATTCGAACTCGGTGCCTGTTATATGTACACAGTGGTTATAACCACTGCACCGAGATCAAACCCAAGTCAAAGATGTGAAAATAGGTATATAGTATGTATATAGGTTAAAAGTTTAGGGTAAGGGTTTTAGGGTTTAGGGTTAAAGTAGTAAATTACCCCAGTCTCGTTTCCTGGAGCGCGGCTTGGCCGCGTGGAAGGTAGCGTTAAGGTTGCTTACCATCCGGTAAAACCTAGGGCCTTGGCCCTAGGTTTTTGCTAAGCTAGCTGCATTGGTGTTTACACGAGACTTAACGTGATTATTTTTAGATAGCACGGGCCCTAAGGCCCTTGCGAAAAATGTATTGTCTACTTGATTCGGAGAATTGATGTCTCGGGGCGAGGTCTAGTATTACCCTCGCCAGAAAGACATCATAGACATCAATAACCTAACCCCATTAACCAAAAATTTCCAAGAAATTTTCATATCTGGTTAAATTTTATAAAGCATTTTAAAAAAATTCTAAACAGATAACATGTCAAGAGGATTTAAACCGACGACCATGACTCAAAAAAAAAAGCTTTTGGTAGCAGGCTCCATACAAGCTAATAAAGCGCAAGCAAGAAGAAGACGTGCAGCATCAAAACGAAGGCAAGCCACAGTGACGATGCTACGTCAAATAGGAGAAAAGAAGGGTGTGGATACCGTATTGACACTAAATCCGGTTATCCCAACTA